TGTGAGAAACATCATTGAAGTGACTAAGAAATATCTCAAACTTAAATAATGAACGAGGGGGCTTTGCCCCCTTCAAGGATACCAAATGACAGTTAAAATTTTAAAGATGGTCACCGGTGAAGAGCTCATTGGCGAGTTAGACCTGGTGAAGAAAAGTGATCACCATAATGATTACAAATTAAAAAATGTTGGAATGGTCCAGATGGTTCCAACTCAAACAGGTGTTGGATTGTCTCTCTATCCATTCGCACCATACACTGAAGAAGACACATACTATTTTAAGCATGATCACGTGATAACAATTATGACTCCAGGTACAGAGCTACTTAACAACTACAATAGAGTTTTTGGTTCAGGTATTCAACTTGTAGAAAAGTCTAACATTCTTGCTTGACATTGATAATGAAACATAGTATCATGTTCTTTTACATGAGGTAATATGCGTTTCTATACTAGTGTCCATGTCCAGGGTGACTCAGCTTACGTTCGAGGTTATGATAACGGTGAGCGTGTTGAACAAAAGATTCCATTCTCTCCATACCTGTTTGTAGGGTCTGACTTACCATCAGAGTATAAGACTTTGGAAGGTAAGAATGTTAAGAAGATCGAGTTCAATACAGTCAAAGAAGCAAGAGAGTTTCTGAGGAAGTATGATGATGTAGATGGGTTCACTATCTACGGAAACAGTTCATTCAACTATCAATCAATCTACGACAACTACCGTGGTGAGATAGAATACAATGTTGATGATATATCTGTTGTGTCTATTGACATCGAGACCTCTACACAGTACGGCTTTCCTAATATCCAGACAGCTGATAAAGAGGTGATCACCCTCTCAATGAGAAAGAAGGGTAAGGCTCTTGTGTTTGGAACAAGAGAATATACTCCTAAGACGAAGGATGTTCTCTACATCAAGTGCAAGAATGAAGTCGACCTACTTAACAAGTTCTTAGAAGCATGGAACTCCTCTAAGTGGAAACCAGATGTTATTACTGGTTGGAACATTGAGTATTTTGACATTCCTTACTTGTACAATCGTATATCTCGTATACTGGGTGAGAAGGAAGCGAAGCGTCTCTCACCTTGGAAGATAGTACAGCAAAGAGCAATTACTAAAGAAGAGAATAGTCCTATCATTTTTGATTTGATTGGAATATCAACTCTTGACTATCTTGCTCTTTATAAGAAGTTCTCATACACTCCACAGGAAAGTTATAAGCTGGATCATATAGCAGAGTATGAGTTGAAAGAGAAAAAGCTCGACTACTCTGAATATGAGTCGATGCATGAGTTCTATGTCAAGGACTTTGAAAAGTTCATTGACTATAACATTCATGACGTTGTTCTTGTTGACAAGCTAGAAGAGAAGCTGAAGTTTATTGAGCAGGTATTTGCTATTGCATATGATGCTAAGGTAAACTATGTAGACACATTCACTACTGTTCGTATCTGGGATATCATCATTACAAACTATCTGATGGATAGGAATATTATTGTTCCTCATCACAAACAGTCTGTAATGAGTATGCGTGAACAAGAAGATAGAAGGCTAGGTCCTATCGTTGGTGCATACGTAAAAGATCCACAAGTTGGAATGCATAACTGGGTCTGCTCGTTTGACTTGAACAGTTTGTATCCACATTTGATTATGCAGTACAACATCAGTCCTGAAACATACAGAGGTATGATACCTGATATGTCGATTGAGAGACTTGTTGATAATCAAAGAGGTGAAGAACTAGCTTCTGAACTAGTACGCTCGAACAGTACAATGACTCCGAACGGAGCTGTCTTTGATAAAGACTTCAAAGGGTTCTTGCCTACGTTGATGGAGACAATGTACAACGATAGATCAATGTGGAAGCAGAAGATGCTAGCTGCAAAGAAGAAGTATCAGGAGAAACCATCACGTGAACTCGAGAATGAGATAGCGAGATGTCATAACATGCAGATGGCAAAGAAGATTCAATTGAACTCTGCATACGGTGCTCTTGGTAATGTTTATTTCAGATGGTATCAACGTAATCTAGCTGAAGCAATTACTATGTCTGGTCAGCTTTCTATTCGTTGGATGGAGAAGTACATCAATCAGTATTTGAATGATCTGTTCAAAACTAACAAAGAAGATTATGTGATTGCTTGTGACACAGACTCGATGTACATTCGACTTGAACGCTTGATTGACAAGTTCTTCAAGGATAAACCAGACCCAGAAAAGATTGTTACATTTCTCGATGCTGTATGTGAAAAACAACTTCAACCATTCATCGACAGTACATTTAATGAACTTGGCGAGTACATGAACGTCAAGGAACAGAAGATGGTGATGAAGCGTGAAGCGATCGCCAATAAGGGAATATGGACTGGTAAGAAGCATTACATTCTTAATGTATTTAACAACGAAGGTGTTCAGTACAAAGAGCCAGTATTGAAGATGCAAGGTATTGAAGCTGTTCGTTCTTCAACACCAGCTGCGTGTAGAAAGAACATTAAGAAGGCTCTTAGTGTTATTATGAACGAAGGTCAAGAAGCAATCATTAAGTTTATAAATGACTTTAAGATCGAGTTCATGTCATTGCCTTTCGAGGAGGTTGCATTTCCAAGAGGCGTGAAGGATTTGAGGAGATATACTGACTCAGCAACGATATACATGAAGGCTACTCCTATTCACGTCAAGGGATCGTTGATCTACAATCACTTACTGAGTGAGCATAAGCTAGAAAATAAATATCAATTTATTAGAGATGGTGACAAGATTAAGTTCACATATCTCAAACTTCCTAATCCTGCTCGCGACTCTGTTATATCATGTCCAGGTGAACTACCAAAGCAATTACGACTTGAAGGATATATCGATTACGATACTCAATTTGAAAAGGCATTCCTTCAACCAATCAAATCAATCCTTGATTGTATAGGATGGAAGACTGAACGAAAAGCAACCCTCGAACAATTTTTTGAATAGGATATCAAATGAGCAAATTTGTAATCGATCTTGAAGACGTCAATGAAGACTTTGGCTTTTCTGCTGTCAGTGAAGAAGAACTTAAATCACTTGAACGCCAACTACAACAGCAGGTCGAACAAAAAGAACAAGAATTATCGTTGACTTCTAAAACGTATAAAGAGAAACTAGAGGTTCTTTATAAACTAATTATGCCTTTGTTGATGAACTTACAGAAGGACAGTGATAAGGAATATATTTACTGGCCAGACAGAACAAAAAAGATGACAACGTTTATCGCAAAAGTCAATAAAATTGTAAACGATGATTAACTATCTCGCTCTGATTGTTGCAATAGGACTTTCATCCGTTGCAGCTTACTTCTCTATCTTAGGTCTTGCTGCGATCTTTGCTGCTTCGTTCTGGCCTATTGTTATTATGGGTGCATCACTTGAAGCCGCTAAAGTAGTTGCTGCATCTTGGGCATTTCGCAACTGGAGAATTGCACCAATGTTCATCAAGTATTATCTTGCTATTGCAGTTGTGATCTTAATGATCATCACATCAATGGGAACATTTGGATATCTGTCAAAAGCTCATATTGAGCAAACATCACCAGCAGCTGACATCGCAGCTCAGGTAGCTGTCTATGATGAGAAGATAAAGGCATTGAATGATACCATCGCTTCAAACCGCACGCTTCTTAAACAATTTGATGAGGCAGTGGACAATGTTATGGCACGATCAACCGATGCGAGGGGTGCCGAGAGATCTCTTCAAATCCGTAAAGCCCAACAGAAAGATCGTGATAAAATATTACAAGACATTCAGAACCTGCAAAAAGAGATCTCAGCTCTTAACAAAGAAAGAGCTCCTTTGGTATCCCAGGTCAAGAAAGTTGAAGCCGAAGTTGGCCCACTCAAGTACATTGCCGAGTTATTTTTCGATCATGCGGATGCAACTCTTCTGGAGAAGACAGTTCGATGGGTCATTATAATGATTGTGGCTGTATTTGATCCTCTTGCTGTACTGTTGCTAATTGCTGCTAACCTAGGTATAATCAGACAGCAACGAAATCACAAGGCAGCAAAGACTAGACTTGAGCATATGGCAGAGGAACAAAAAGATCTTGCTGCTGAACGCAGGTTGAAAAAACTAATTGATCTTGTTGGTAAGAATGGCAAGAAAAAGATTACCATTGACAAGAACCAGATAAGGAAAATGAAATGAGCTTTTTGAAAAATCTTATTAAGGAAATAAACGATGAGGATACTTACTTGGCCAGTGACGGCGGTGGCAGTGCTGAGTTTACTGGTTGTATTGATACTGGCAGCTATATTCTCAACGCTCTTCTCTCTGGTAGCCTCTATGGCGGCGTACCTGATAACAAGATTACTGCTTTTGCAGGAGAGTCCGCTACTGGTAAAACTTTCTTCGTACTTGGTATCGTTAGAGCCTTCCTTGACAAGAACCCAACAGGAGCAGTCGTCTACTACGACACGGAAGCCGCGGTCACGAAAGCAATGATGGAGTCAAGAGGAATTGACACAGCAAGAGTAATCATAGCAGAACCAGATACGATTCAAAAGTTTAAAACACATGCACTTAAGATGCTTGATGCTTACGAGAAGCAGCAAGATCGTCCACCAATGATGTTCGTACTAGACAGTCTTGGTCTTCTATCCACAAACAAAGAGATGGAAGATTCGTTAGATGGTAAAGATGTTCGTGACATGACAAAAGCTCAAGTTATTAAAGCAGCGTTTCGTGTTCTTACTTTAAAGTTGGCAAAGGTGAAAGTACCAATGCTTGTTACTAACCATGTTTACGAGGTGGTGGGATCTTATGTACCGACGAAAGAGCTTGGAGGAGGAACTGGACTCAAATACGCAGCTAGCACTATTGCTATGCTCTCCAAAAAGAAAGAAAAGGATGCTGATGGAGATGTCATCGGAAGCCAGATCAAAATCAAAACATATAAATCTAGGCTCTCGAAAGAAAACCAAGACGCAACTGTGCTACTTACTTTCGACAAGGGATTAGATAGATACTTTGGACTTCTTGATCTTGCTGAAGAAGCAGGGTTATTAAAAAAGGTTGGTAATAGATATGAACTACCAGATGGTCGTAAAGTATATGGTAAAGAGATAATTACCAATCCAGAGTCATATTTTGATGAAGCTCTGATGCAGCAACTCGAGGTATACTCAAACAAGAAATTCAGCTATGGAAGCTAAGATTACATGATAGAAAAACTTATACTTTCCAATCTACTAAGTAATGAGGAGTTTGGCCGTAAGGCCATTCCTTTTTTAAAGTCTGAATATTTTCAGGATAGATCATTACGTGCTCTGTTTGATACGATTGATGTATTTGTAAAGCAGTATAACAAGTTTCCAACCAAGGATGCCCTCACAATTGAATTAGACAATGACAAATCAATAGCGGCCTATTTCAATGAGGTAGTTGATATAGCAACACAGTTAGATGATCAACCAGAAAGTAACATTGAATGGTTGTTGGATCAGACCGAGAGGTTCTGTCAAGATAAAGCATTGTACAATGCTATCATGAAGTCCATTCAGATTATTGAAAATGACAAAGAAAAATTAAGTAAAGGATCAATACCACAGATACTGTCAGAAGCTCTGTCTGTGTCATTCGACTCACACATAGGACATGACTTTTTAGAAGACTCAGATGCAAGATACAATTTCTATCATAAGAAAGAAAAGAAAATACCTTTTGACCTTGACTACTTTAATAAAATCACAAAGGGTGGTCTACCCAATAAAACTCTCAATGTTGTACTTGCTGGTACTGGTGTTGGTAAGTCTCTCTTCATGTGCCATTGTGCAGCAGCTAACCTTTCCAAAGGTAGTAATGTCCTTTACGTAACGATGGAGATGTCAGAAGAAAGGATTGCAGAAAGAATCGATGCAAACCTACTTAACGTCACTGTTGACGAGCTTACCATGCTACCGAAGGACGCGTATGAGAAAAAGATTGAGCGTGTACGTCAGAAGACAAATTCAAAGTTAATAATTAAAGAGTATCCTACAGCATCGGCTGGTGCAGGTCACTTCAGGCATCTTCTTAACGAATTGAAATTGAAAAGGAACTTTCGTCCAGACATTATCTATGTTGACTACTTAAACATTTGTGTTTCTTCAAGACTCAAGTATGGTGCAAATGTAAATAGTTATACATACATTAAAGCTATTGCTGAGGAGTTAAGAGGACTTGCTGTAGAGTTTGACTTACCTATTGTCACTGCAACTCAGACCACTAGAAGTGGGTTCACAAGCAGTGATATTGGATTGGAAGATACAAGTGAGTCGTTTGGTTTGCCAGCCACTGCAGACTTCATGTTTGCTCTGATTAGTTCAGAGGAGCTGCAGGATCTTAATCAGATGATGGTAAAACAGCTAAAGAATAGATATAGTGATCCAGGAGCCAATAGAAGATTTGTGATTGGCGTTGACAGATCGAAGATGAGGCTGTATGATGTCGAACAGAACGCTCAGGAAGATGTCGTTGATGATACTCCTGTATTTGATAAATCAGAAACTGGCATCAGACTGAAGTCTGAAAAGGGCAAATTCAAAGATGTTTTTAACACGTTTAGCTAACCTACTATCTGGAATATTTTTATTTTGGTTGGTGTTTACTTTATCAGCTATAGTTATAACAACTCAGACGTTGTTTTTCTATCTTGGAAGAATGTTTGATCTTCCTATGGAAGTTATATTAGCAATTAGAGGATCAGATGAAGATACAGACGAGAGGTTTCAAGAATAAGATATTAATTAATTATGTTCGTAGCGCTACAAAGTTCTTTGTGGATCAACTTATACCTCCTAAGCTATCTGAGAAATTAGATCTTAGAGTGGTACTTCGTAAGGTTTCAGATGCGGATGGCAAGTGCTTGAAAGAAGAAAAGTACAAATACTTCATAGAGCTTGATAAAGACCTGTCATTCGAATCATTGCTTCTTACCTTGGCTCATGAGATAGTTCATGTAAAACAATATGTTACAATGGAACTCAAGATGTGGAACATTCAAGGAAAGGATGTTGATGTCTGGAGAGGTAGACGCTTTCGCAACTTAGATTATGAACAGCAGCCGTGGGAATTGGAAGCGAATGATTTGGAAGAAGGTCTCTATCAGAACTTCATTTTTTATAGTCTACTTGGCGGAACTTCACTGCTTGACCACATAAATACACTAGGAACTATGCGCGTTTCCAGCGGTTGACCTTTTTACCAAAAATTTGTATAATGATAATGTGACTAATGTAGAGTTACTATTATGTTAAGAATCATTATACTTTTTGTAATTTGCTTCGTTGTGTACGACATGGCCCGCGTAGAGCCTATGCCGCAGTCCGTGGCGAAGGTTGAATTATCCAAGCAGGATCCAACGATGGTTCAGCTTTTCGGGCAGGCAAAGAAGTTAATGAATTACAAAGGTGATCTTGCTATGCCCAGAGTGATTCCTGCTACGCTAGAAGAGATGCAGGAGCTTATGTGTCCTGGCGAAGAATGTAACGTATCTGGTGTATACTTCTCCAATAAGATTTATTACCATAAAGGTATGGACCTAAACGATCCTATCAACAGGTCTATCCTCGTACATGAGTTCATTCACCACATCCAAAGAGATATTCATGGTGATACTACTGACTGCGAGAGGTGGTACTCTAACGAGCATGAAGCATACTCAAAACAGAAGCAGTATCTCATGAAAAAAGGAATCAACACAGCTTTCATGAATAGATACGCAGAAGTGCTGAAGTGCCCCTCCTAACCCACAATCGTGGGTTTTTTTATGACATAAATACTGGATAATGTTACGGAGTATGCAATGAAATCATTCTCAAATTTTGTTACTGAAGCTCATGCTATTGGTGGATTCAATTACGAAAATCAAGTAGCCGATAAGCTGAAAAAGCATGGTATCATGGATAAGGATACCAAGACAGCTGGTAGTTCGGGTGATGCTCCTGACGCCCACATGAATATCAACGGTAAGAGACATAGCCTGGAAGTCAAAGCTGACAAAGGAGCAATGTTTGGGCAGCTTGAGTTACACCATAGTGAAGAAAAGGGTTGGCATGTTAGTCCAAGAGCAGCTGCCAAGTATCCAGCTACAGCCAATCATCCCGCAGTTAAGGCATTTGTAAAGCATGTTAACAAGAAGTGGGGTAAGCCTTCTGGTGATTATGATACAGATCTTAAAATGGGTAATGTCTACCATGAGCATAAAGATACATCCCCTATAGCTGCTCACTATCACGATGACAGAAAAACTCCTTACGTACAAATAGGTAAGGGTCATGGACTCTTTCATTTCCATAGTGATAGTGCTAAGTTGGGTACAGCTCAACTTAGTGGGCATACTCAGCTGAGAGCTAGGATGAAGTATAGAGGTACTGATAAAAAAACTGGTAAGAAAAAATATGGTGCTCTAATGGTCATGTCTCTCAAAGGAGATGTGCCTAAATCTCATTTGAACTTGGATTCGGAAGTCAAATAATGCGTCATATATTCCTATTACTTAAAGAAGCAGTTGCTAGTGAAGAAAAGCTGACACACCTCGAGCATGCAGAAGATCATCCAATCAATGCTGGTGTAGAAGGATTCAAACATTCTGTCAACACACTCAATGCTGTTCACAAGACATTGACTGGTCAAAAGGGCGGTGCTTCACTTATGACCAAGTATGATGGAAGTCCAAGTATTGTATTTGGTCATCATCCTCAAACAGGTAAGTTCTTTGTAGCATCTAAGTCTGCCTTCAATAAGAACCCTAAGATCAACTATACCGATGAAGACATTGATGAAAACCACGGACACGCTCCTGGTTTAGTTTCTAAGTTAAAGACAGCATTAGCCCATCTTCCAAAAGTTACTCCTCAGAAAGGAGTATTTCAAGGTGATGTTATGCATACACCAGAGGATGTTGAAGAGAAGGGTGGTAAGGTTCACTTCAAACCAAACTTAATTAAGTATTCCACACCATCAAAGTCAGCTGAAGGTAAGAGTATCAAGAATTCAAAGATCGGCGTATATGTTCATACTGGCTATGAGGGTAAGGACGTTGGTTCCATGAAGGCTAATTACACTCCAGACCTCTCCGGCTTTGCCAGTCATGATAGTGTCCATTTAATGAAATATGGATACGATACTAAGAATTCTAACTATGATCAAGATAGTCAGAAGCAGTTCAGTAGACATATGGAAGATGCAATGGATGTTGGTAAAGGGTTGAAGAAACAACACTATGCTGTATTAGAACCCCACACTGATCATGTCAAGACTTACATTAATAAGACAGTAAGAGAAGACACAAAACCATCAGCTGAAGGTTTGTATAGTCACATTCAAGCTGCACATGAAAAAGCGATTGCTGGTGTGAAAACAGAAAAGGCAAAGTCTCAGAAGACAGCGCAGATGAATACTGATCTTGCGCATATTAGATCTAATCATGAGACAATTAATAATATCTTTCAAATGCATCACCATCTCCAAAAAGCTAAGGACGTACTTGTGAATGCTATGTCGCATGGCCAAGACTTTGAGCATCATATTGGAGACACCAAGACAAAGCCTGAAGGATTTGTTGCTGTGGTAAATAACAGACCAACCAAATTAGTCGACAGAAACGAATTCAGTAAGCAAAACTTCTTAGCAAGACAATAATGAATTAATTCTCTCTATAAGG